AAATCTGGACAGTCGCCCCCTCCCACCGGTTCCCAAAACCTTAAAAATACTGGATTTTTTTGACCGGGGGGTGTTATCATCCCCAAAATTCATCTGTTCTGAAATTTTTCTCAATCAGTTTTTTAGATTTTCGGAATTGAAAGCGTCCATGACGTTTATTGTGACATTCTTTGCATAGAGTTCGTAGGTTATCAAGCTCAAGAGCGAACTCTGGATAGAACTCTAGCTCTTTGATGTGGTCAACTTCTAGGTTCTCTGTTGTAACTTTGCCTTCTTCTCTGCACCAAACGCATTCGTAGTGATCGCGTTCAAGTGCAAGTTTGCGAAGTTCTCTCCATTCGCCGGAATTATAAAACTCTGTTCGGTCTGCTCTGGTTGAAACTTCAATCATTTGATTATTGATGTTGATGCTTTGAGCTCGAATTTGTTTAGCTTGTCAATACAATTGTTCAAGTGTGCGATTGCTTCACAACATTCTTTAGTTAACTCTTTTAATTCTGAGTCATTTTCAATTTTGACTCCAACCACAATTTTTCCTAATGGTTTTTGTTTAGTCGTTCTTTTATTAAAAAGTCTTTTAATAATACCTTTCATAACTATGTAAACTCCTTTGTTTTTACTCTCTCAATTCCTTGTTTTACATATTCTAATGAATTCGCTGCATGAGTTTTAACTCAGACTTATCAAGCGTTTATCTTACGTGCTTGAAATGAAATCATCATAACCTCAAAACAATGAATTGATAGTAAAATAAAAAAATTAAAAGCCTTGAAACTTAGTCATGGCTCTGTCTTGTGAATCTTGATTTTTTCCTATGTATCGTAATGAAATACTTTGGCTTGAGTGATTCAGTAGGTCCATTATCAGAGCGACATCTTTGGTTTGCTCGTACATGAATAAGCCAAATGTTTTTCTCATCGAATGAGTAGCTATGTTTTCTAGACCGACTTCTTCCGCAGCTCTTTTAATAATCTTGTAAGCTGTGTTAGGTTTTATATGCTGATGCTTTCCGTTTCGACTAGGAAAGAGGAAGTCTTCATCTTTCTTGTCTTTGATGTACTGTCGCATAGCGTTCTTGAATTTCTTTGGCATCTTTCGTTTGGTTGGCTTGTCTGTCTTTTCATCAACAATCTGGACATGCCAGCCTTTAACGTGCTTTACTTTCAGTTTAACAATGTCACCAATACGAAAACCCAGATTAACACCAGACAAGAAGAGCATGAGGTTACGTTGTCTATCTGACTCTTTGACTGCGCTATGCAACGTCAGCCATTCAATCATAAGCTGAACATCATCTCTATTTCTGATTGGTTCAACAACTACCACATATCCTCACCTCCTTTTTAGTGCACAAAAAAAGCAGAGGTTTCCTCTCTGCTTTTGTTCATGATACTAATTTACCACATTCTTTTTGTCAATTCTATATGTTTTTTTGACAACTTTACATAAAGAGCAAATTTGAAAGTGTATCGAGAATCACTTCACGTCTTCTGTAAATCTGTTTGCTGTGTCTATACAAGTACCCAGTTTCTCCATTCTCCATAATGTGCCAAACTTGAATCCAGTCGTATCCAGTATGTTCTCCCCAGCGAAGATAAAAGATTTTTTTGTCATCTGGTTCTAGATTCTCTAGTAATTGGGAAATAGCGTTTTGGAGATTTTCTAATCTTAAAATCATAGGATCACTTGCATAAGCAACCGCTAGATTCTCCGACCTGTTGACGAATGTCCCACTGCCACTTGCTCCAGTATCATCAATACCAGGAACAGTAAGGTGCTTAACCTCGTACAATCGTTCTAGTTCATGCCTTCGTTGACCGATAAGTTTGTCAATCTTCAAGTACTTATCATCGAGTTCAAACTCAAGATAATCCCTTCGTGCTTTTGTTAAGTTCTTTTTGACCAAACCTTACCTCCCATGTATCTTTTGGATTTAACCCACTTGATAATCTTACCATCATTATTGTTGTTGAAATAATCCGGCAATCTTGCCGTTTGGCTTTCTTTATAGACCACTTTTTCAACGACCTGGACTCCAGGCATCATTTCATCATCTATCCATCCAACTAACCAAGCAGGATTCACGTCATATGTTTTAGCAATCATTTCAATTTGCTTAATCGACGGATATCCACCTCGCTCATACAAATGGATTGTATTTTGTGAAACACCTGTCTCTTTCGCCATCTGTCCTACAGATAGACATAGATCCTCTCTAAGTTCTTTCAACCTTAGCTGCATGATATGAAACTCCTTCTAAATCACTATTTTGTTAAATTCTTCCAGGCACATGTTCGACCAAATGAAACGATTACTTTCTAAAAGCTTCTCGCTCCCCATTTTTTCAATTCTTTGATAAAGCCTGATTTTAAACAACGCTTGATTTTGTTTCGAAAACCTAATTCCTTTTACTGGCAATGTTGCTATAAACGATAATGCTTCGCCATAAGCACGAATTACACATTTTGCTAATATCTCACTATTTTCCCCTTCTCTAACAACAATTGACACATTAATTTGTTCGTAATTTAAAACCTCAGCGAATTTGACTCTATCTTGTTTGTTGTCTGTCTTTCGAAAGCCTGAATATGGATGTTTTTTAGGTTTCATTGCCTGCCCTTTCAAATAATTCTTCCTTCAAATATCAGAGTGATCGTTCCTGTACCGTCTTTATTCTTAGATACCAAAGCACTACAATCTGAACCAAACTCAACTCCCTCAATTGTGACACTGCGCTTCACGCTATCAACGTTGATGATAGAATCATTTGATGTTTTTATTCTCATGCTCCATCTCCTCAATAAGCCAATCAAGATTCTTGCGTGCTTTCTTCAGGTCTTCAAGACCGTTTTTCTTCTGAAATCTTAACATATACTTAATAGCATTGCCCCAGCACCACGCTGCCTTACCTGGCAGATTGCCAATGAAGTTGTCAATCACTTCAATACTTTCAAGACCTTTTGAGCCTTGATAGTGTCTTGGTTTGTTTACGTTATCAATTTTTTTTGGTTTCATTCCTTCTCCTCCAAACTAACAGTTATAGCCTTTTTATCTTCTTTACAGATAAAAATAAGTGTTTCGCCTTTTTTCAAGTTTTTTAAATCCTTTTTTGTGAGTTTCACTTTATGGACTTCGTAGCTTTTGCCATCTATTTCAAGCATCAGGTAAATCCTCCTTAGATAAACAAACTAGCCAACCAAATTAAAAATGCACATGTAATGATTTTTGAAATACTGCTCTTCACAGCATACGAATAATCCTCTTCAGATTCTTTTTTGCTGGATAATACAGGCCAGATGAAAGATAGTAGTGCATCCATCCCTAATGCTTGCCAAACTGTAATTTTACTGACTGGAACAATCGTTGTGATAATCTCATTCCAACCATACTGAACTACAAACGGCGATACAACGATTACAAATACCACCCCAATAATGATTCCTAGTTTTTTCATTTTATAAATCCTCCTCTTTCACGAAAGTTCCGTCAATCCAACGACCCTTACGGTCTTTAATTTCCTGGTATGCTAGTTCAAAACATTCATCAAAATCATATCCAAGCGCATTGCTGATTGATTTCAGATAGCCGATCGAGCGTACTAGATTATGTCTGCACAATACCTTGCTAGCAAATCCTTGTGATAGTTGAAACTCACTAATATTTGCATTGATCGAGATGAAGCTTTCCATCACATCTTTTCTCTTGATATTATCAGATTCTTTGAAAATCTGATTCACATCTTCCTTGATGAGCAAGGCCAGACCAACAATCACGACTGCACAATCTCCGATACTATCCTTGGTTAGCTTCTCATTCTTCTTGAGATAGCCTGCACATAACTCTCCGAACTCTTCGCTCAGCTTGAGTGACTGCTTGTCTAACCGCCCACCGTTTTCAAGATCACGGTCAATAAACCATTGTTTTACATTTTCTAGTGTGTTCATGATAACTCCTATTTATTTGTTAATCTTGGTAAAATTTCATTCACAATGAATATATAATTTTGAGCCAGAGTTATTTTTAAAACAATCGAAGTAATCCACAATATTAGAATTACACCCGATGTAATAAAATTAATTTTTATAATGGGTGCATAAGTTTGCCTA